AACAGAATCTAAGTCTGAAAGTAAAAGTGAGTCCAAATCAGAAAGTAAAAGTGAGGAAAAAAAGGAAGAGTCAAAATCAGAATCTAAGGAAGAAAAGAAAGAAGAATCTAAATCAGAAGAAAAGAAAGAGGAAGAAAAAAAGGAGGAAAAAAAAGAAGAGAAGAAAAAAGAAAAGGCTGTTGCATCAAACCCTATGTTGTTATCTTCTGATTTGTCCGTTATTGAATCACCAGATGGTAGATGGTTACAATCGGCAACAGTTGGAGTATCAAAATCTTCATTAATGGGTGATGAAAGCTATTCTGCCAACGCGGTAATCATGAGTGATCTAAAAACGTTTATTGTTAGTGGAGGATATACTAAAATGGATTTTTCTAGTGGTAAGTTAAAAGCAATACATTCATATTCGACAGCCTTTGCATATCTAAATGGTGTATACATGAATTTGATGGGGTATACATACATTAAGCCAACAACAAAATATGGCGTGTTTGGATATAACGTTGGTTTAATAAATTTACTTATTAAGAACTCTACAGGTGGTTATGATCATAATATGTCATCATCTGTTGTTGGATTTTGGACAAAGCCATATCAATACAATAAAAAATTAAGTATTTCACCACAGGTGTTTACTATGTTTGCACCATTATCTTGGAATAGTGTTACTGGTGGATCAACAGTAAACAGAAGTGTTGGGTTTTTATTAGGTTCTTCTTTTGATTATAAAATAACAAAAAGATTTGGATTTACAATAAACTATAAATTAAGCGGTAATACATCAGCAGGATCACCATTTTTAAGTAACTTTTTAATTGGGTCAAGGATGATTTTATAAAATAAAAAAACCCTTGTAAAAACAAGGGCCTTTTTTTGGCAAGAAATGACTAAACGCACTCTCTATACGTTTATGATATAATATAAATTATTTTTTATTTTTTGTCAAGCTTTTATACAAACTTATTATTTCAGAACATTTTTCATAATCTTCTATATCTTCAAAATATTGGATTACATGATCAATAAGAATATCGGGATCTTTTTTAGATAATTGAAATTCTGTTTTCCAGTCCATTATCTCACCTTTACTCAATAATAAACTAGCATTAACAACAAATTTAATTTCTTTTTTTCTTGTTGTTATTAAATGTTTAAACGAATCAACAACACCACCATAAATTAATGGTTTGTTTTTATCTAAAAAATCTTCAAAAGATTTGTATTTTCCAGTTACATGAACATCCAGTGTTTCTGGTTCGTTGGCGTTAGTTGTTCTCATTTTTAAATGGTTTTGAGTATGTTGGGTATAATAATTTCCAAATAGTTTGTTTAGGGTTTGTTCCATCTAACATGTTAAATAAAATGTTAGAGTGTCTATATTGTTTTGCTCTTAAAGCAAAGTCTTTTCTACTTAAATTTCGATTATTTAAATTTTCAAATATTTCTCTATAATCTTTTTCTATGTTTTCAAATCTTACTGTTAAATCGCGAGCGGTTTCTTTTACCCAATTATTAAATTCGTCGGGTACTTTTTCGAGCAGCTCATCAAATGGTTTATTGTCTTTCAAGTATTCCCAAATATCTCTATTTGATATATTTGTTAAAATGCGGTGAAGTCTAATATATTCTTCACCTTTTATTTTCATTCGAAAACCATTCTTAAATCGGATCACATACCCTTCTTTATCGTTACTGATTTCTTCTTTAAGTAAATCATATCCTTCTCCCCAAGTTTTATATAGGGTAACAACTTTAATGTTTAAATTTTTTATTAGATTTTTTAATCTAATATCTTCATTATTATCGTTGTGTATATTAACCTCATCACCGGTTTTGGTGTGGATCATACCAAGTAAAATTAAATCTTCAAAATCATAGTTACAAACTATTCTGTTTTCTGGATAAATAATTTCAAATAAATAGGTATAATCTTTGGCCAACCTATTGTAATCATATTTTTCCAATAATTCTCTTCCTTTGATTGCTTGTGTTGATGTAAATGAACCGCGTGTAGCCAATATCCACTCACCTTTTGTTTTTGGTGTTGGGTCATAATAAGTGTTATCAAAATCAGGTAAATTCTTTGGATCAAAGAATCTTTCCATTCCGGTTTCATAATTATTATTAAACCATATGTTATATCTTCTTTCATCAGTTAATTCTTCTTCATAATAAAAAAGAATACCTAATGAACCATCCATTTTTTCATATACCTCAAAATTTTCATTTGGTAAATCCTCAGGTTTATGTTCCTCATAATTGAAAAATTTCTTGAATGGTCTTGCAACAATTTCACCTTTAGTGTTTGTAACTAACCCACGACATTGTATAGTAATATCATCCCATAGTCTCTCATATTGAACTATTGGAGAATAATTCCAAATAGTTAAATCAAGAGTCGGGTGAGTTTGTTTATGTAACAAACCATCTTTGTAATATTTTTCTAATGTGTTTAACACAGTATTTGAAGAGGGGTTTTTTTGGTGGATTTACTGACTTGGTAAAAGATTCAATAAACTTACTCATTTACAATTTGATTTGAAACCTATTTTCCATTTGCTTGAGTTTGTCTTCGGGGACATTATGTACGTTTTTACTATCATGCCTGTTTTCAACAATTAAAGTGTGAATTCGATATTTGTATCTTTCTGCCATTTCAAAATACGGTTCCATTTCCCACTCTTCAGTAAAAGTATTAGCAATAACAATTTTTGAAAATTCTAGTTTCATTCTATCTGCACATATTTGTTGACAATTAATATGCGCCTCCTTAAGTTTACTACCATCAAAGTGGTAAACACCCTTATCATCAGTAAAATAATTGTCTGCAGAAATAATATCTGGTTTAGTTCCCTGATTTGAATGAAGTATTACTTCAGCAAATGTCGTTTTACCGGCACCTGGCAATCCTCTTAGTAATATTACATCGCCGATCCATTCTTTTTCCATGCTACTTATCTTTATTAATAATTACTTCCAATTTCTTAATTCTAACGTCTAAAGACTTCATTTCGTCTCTATAATGGTTTACAATTGAGAGGACCATTAACAACATTAAAATGGTAACTATAAATAAAATAAAGGTATTAATTGTCTTGTTCATATCAATTATTATTAACTAAAGATAGATAAAAAAAACGAAAAAAAAAAATTACTTACTTTCCCAATAACTTTTTCTAATTTTTCCACCAAGTTCTGAGTCATTTGGTGTGTTTAAAATTGTAGAAACGGGCACCAATATTTGTTCCCTATTTGTACCAAGATTATAACATTTTTCACATAACTGGCCACATCCTTCAATATACCCATATCTCATGTCAATATGTTCATAAAATTTATAAGGGGTTTCTTCGCCACATAAAACACATGTTTCAATTTTATCGGCTTTTTCTGTTTGTAAAACACAAGACAAATGATCTGTACCAACTAGGTAATCATAATCAATACTAGAGGTGTCTTTATTACAAATACTGCATACATATTTTTCCATATTAGTAGTTTATAAACTAAAAATAAGTAAAAAATATAAATTAAGGAATATTTTATTGTATTTTTAAAAGAAAAGGGCCGAATTAACGGCCCATTTACTATTTTACCTCGGTAGAACTTGTAGTGTCTACGGCCGCTTTCGTAGAATCAACTGCAATTACAGCAGATGTGTCAGCTTGAGTACCGGTTGAATCTGTTGTTTCATTTGTGGTAGATCTTGAACCACATGCTGTTAGTGTAACTGCTACACCAATAGCAAAAATAAATATATATTTCTTCATATAGGTTAAATATAAGGAAAAAAAATGATAAAAAAAAACCCCAACGAGAAGTTGGGGTTTAAGGTCTTTCGGCGGGTTCAACTCCGCTTACTTTTTGAAAAAAAACGAAAGGTAATCGACAAAGAGAACCTATAGACATATAAATATATGTGATTTTGGTAAAAAGCCACATATTTAGTTAAAAATTATATAATCTTCGTTTTTATCAATAATTTTTCTTTAAATGTTATTTTTATGGGTGTATTTTCTTTAATATTACCCTTTAAAATTTCATCACTGAGAAAATCTTCACAAAGAGATTGAATAATTCTTTTGATTGGTCTGGCTCCATACTGTTCATCTTTGTTTCTTTTAGCAATTTCACTCATAACACTCGCATCGAAGGTAATAAAATATTTTTTCTCATTTAAACGATCTATTAAACGATCCATTTCAAGTTTTATAATCTTCTTAATTGCTTCTTCACCTAATGGATTAAATAAAACTATATCATCAATTCTATTCAAGAACTCAGGATTGAATTGTTGCTTAAGCGATTTCTGTATAATTGTTTTTTTAACTTCATATTGTTGATTTTCACTACTACTAGTATTAAACCCAACACCACTACCAAATTCAGATACTTTTTTAGCACCAATATTAGATGTCATAATGATCAATGTATTTGTGAAGTTTACTTTCCTACCAAAGGCGTCAGTTAAATGACCTTCGTCCAGTATTTGTAATAATAAATTAAACACATCCTTGTGCGCCTTTTCTATCTCATCAAATAAAATAACAGAAAACGGATTATTCTTAATTTTTTCTGTTAATTGACCACCTTCTTCATAACCAACATAACCTGGAGGCGACCCAATTAATCTAGATACCGTGTGTTTTTCCATATACTCACTCATATCAACACGGATAACATTATCTTCTGATCCAAAAATTAATTTAGATAATGTTTTTGCTAGATATGTTTTACCAACACCGGTAGAACCAAGAAATATAAAAGAACCAATTGGTTTTTTACTATCTTTAATTCCAACTCTGTTTCTTCTAATTGATTTAGATATTGTACTAATAGCTTCGTCTTGCCCAATAACCCTTTCTGATAATTTAACTTCTAAATTTATTAAATTAGAAACCTCATTACTATCCATTTTCGAAATTGGAATACCAACCATGCTCGATACCATATCATAAACATCATCAACACTAACTGGTATCAACGAATCGTTTTGTTTAGCTAACCATTTAGCTTTTTCATCATCTAATTTTTTGATGACCTTTTTTTCTTCATCTCTTAGTTTTGCAGCTTCTTCATAAACTTGTTTTTTAACAACTTCATGCTTCTTTTCTTTAATTGTTTCTATTTCTTTTTTTAATTTCTCAATTATTTCAGGAGCCTTTGTTACAACACGTTTTTCTGAACCTAGCTCATCTAAAACATCAATAGCTTTATCTGGAAATTGTTTATCTGTCATAAACCTTCCTGATAATCTTACTATTGTTTCAACAACCTCATCACCATATGATACTTTATGAAATCCCTCATATGATTTTTTTAAGTTTTTTAAAATCTCAACCGTTTCATCTTCAGTTGGTTCTTTTAAAATAATTTTTTGAAATCTTCTTACTAATGCGCCGTCCTTTTCAATGTGTTTTTTAAATTCATCAAATGTTGTTGCACCAATACACTGCATTTCACCTCTTGCTAATGCTGGTTTTAAAATATTAGCGGCATCCATTGAGCCAGATGCATTTCCGGCACCAACCATTGTGTGTATTTCATCAATAAAAACAATAACATCAGGGTTCTCTTGTAGTTCATGTAAAATTGCTTTAATTCTCTCTTCAAATTGGCCTCGATATTTTGTACCCGCGACCAATGAAGTTAAGTCAAGTGATAGTAATCTTTTATCAATTAGATTAGATGGGCAATCTCCCTTAGATATCATTAATGCTAATTTTTCAACTAATGCGGATTTACCAACACCAGCATCACCAACAATAATCACATTATTTTTTTTCTTTCTTGAAAGGATTTGCGCAATTCTTTTAACTTCTTTATCCCTACCAACAACCGGATCAATTTTATCTTCTTCTGCTAACTTAATTAAGTCTCTAGAAAAATTGTCTAAGATTGGTGTGTTTGAATTAACTCTTTTGTTTTTAGGGTTAGTTCTGGGGTTTTCTTCATAACCAAATTCTACTGCCATATACTATCTTTTAAGTTTAACACAAACATACGTAAAAAAAGTTAAAAAAACAAAATATGGTTCAGACAAAATGTCTAAAAAAATGTCTAACGAATGTCTAAATGTCAGCTTTAGACATTTGGTTCACAATTTGTAAATTGTAAAAATAAAATAAAACTATATGATTACATTATTTAAAGATCCGTTCTTTGATGCGTTTGATAAAGTATTAGATGCGTCTCGCTACAATGTTAGCCCACAAACTAATATTCACAAAACAGAAAGTGAATATAAAATCTCAATGTCAATACCTGGTTTAACTAAGGATGACTTAAAGATTACCATAAAAGAAGGTGTTTTAAAAATCTCTTTCGAAAAGGATGAGAAGAATGAAAGAACACATTTCATTGGTAATTTTATAAAATCTTATACAATACCTGATGATGTTAAAGAAAAAGACATTGTGGGTAATGTTGAGAATGGTGTGTTGGTATTAACACTGCCAATCGATAAAAAGAAGTCAATTGAGAGACTTATTTCTCTTAATTAAATGTAACCCCGATAATATCGGGGTTTTCTTTACTATTTATAATAAATAGAAATCATGAATAAATTAGAAATGAAACGTAAGCACATTGAAGAAGCTAACATTTTACTGGACAAAAGGTCTAAAGAAGTTAACAATAAGGTGACTGCAGTTAGAGACACAACAAAAAAAGACCAGTTAAAAGACAAATTAATGAGTCAATTGAAAACCGGTAGTGGAAATTCCTTTGGTTTGGTGAAATAAATTAAAACCCTCAATATTGAGGGTTTTTTATTTAATATTTATTATTTATATTACAATAAAAAAATCATGGCAATATTATCAGAAAGAATTGAGGGTACAAGTATATCTGTTGATATTAAATCGACTAATATTAGATCCGCGTCATATAATACGGAAAGCAAGTTGTTGACAGTTGTATTCAATAACGGTAGTATTTATGAATACGCAGATGTTTCATGGGAATTGTTCACCAAGTTTAGGATGAGTGATTCGCAGGGAGCATTTCTAAATGCAAAAATAAAGAATGCACACGCCTATAAAAAGGTAAGTTAATGAAAAATCTAGTAGACGAACTTTTAGAATTATCAGATCCGGAGACAGACAGTAAGATTATTAAGTCATTTCAGCTTAAGGATACGTTGTGTCCAACAATATTTGATAAGAACGAAACTGGGGAATTTACAATTAAAAAGGAAATTTCGGATAAGTTATTAGAGATAACAGATTCATTTATTGATTTCCTAGGTGTTGATTTTTTTATACATGATGTTATATTAACAGGCTCTTTAGCTAATTACAATTGGTCAGAATACTCGGATGTGGATTTACACATATTAATAGATATGAATGAGATCAGTGAAGGTGATAGTGCTTCAAACGCTATGCACGATATCGTTAAAGAGTTTTTTGATGCAAAAAAGAATGTTTGGAATGAAAAGAATGACATTAAAATAAAAGGATTTGATGTTGAATTATATGTTCAAGATGTTAATGAAGAACACGTTTCATCTGGGGTATATTCGGTTTTAAACAATGAATGGGTTGTTGAACCATCTATGAAAAAAGAGAATATCGACACCAAAAAGATACTAGAAAAGGGTGAATTTTTTGCCAAAAGAATTGACCAACTAATTGATTATCATGAACATGGTAAGGATGTTGATAAAATGGCTTTAGACCTAAGAGACAAATTAAAAAAATTTAGAAAAAGTGGGCTAGAGGCTGGTGGGGAATACTCATATGAGAACTTAACTTTCAAGCTTTTAAGAAGAAATGGGTATATTGAGAAGTTAATGAATCTTAGAAATAGTATTTCAAACAAAAAATTATCCCTACCATAATTGTTATCTGTATTTTTTTCCTTTTCCCCTGTATTTATAGGGTAAGAATAAGCTTATTTATAATTTAAAAACAATGGGAGATATTAAACCTATCGGTAGTGAGAAATTACAAGGGGATGAAAAGTTCAAAAGAATCCTCGAATTAACTTACTATAATCAGAAATCGTCTAATCAAAAAACGTCTAATGCTGAATTAGTTAAAGAAGGTAAACATGGGGTTTACGGTATCGTTAGAGAAAAAGACGGATACTATGTTAAAAAAGGATTGAATGAATCATCACTAGATTATATTGGTGGTATGTTCATGAAAAATAAAAACAAATTTAGTTCATATGCTGAAGCTCTTAAAAGATTAGAACTTTTAAAGGGTCAAGAAATGCTGAATGAAGACATAACAAAATATGTTTTAAAAACAACCAAACCAACACAGGAAATGCCAATGCCAGAACCGGCTGTTGATAGTGCACCAGCACCTTCGATGCCACCTTCTGATACTGAAGCACCTGCTGATAGTATGGACAATATGGATGCTCCTATGCCAGACGCTGAAGGTGAACCAGAAGCAATGAGCCCAGAAGAAAGTAAGCGTTCTGATTATATGGCTGAGATTCAAAAGTTTTCTGGTAAATTAGGTCAAGAACTTAGAGATCAACAACCTAAAATGGAAAGTGATGATATAAAATATGTTTTAAACATGATAATTTCTGCGGTTGATTTGGATAAATTAGACGAAGATGATATCGAAGAGATTGGTAAAAAGTTTGAAAGAGATGAAGAGATGGGTTCTGAAGAAATGCCACAAGCAGATGCTGAGGCTCCAGAAGCTGAACCAGAATCTGACGAAGTTGTACCAGCACCTGAAGATGATTTAGCAGAAAGAATGTCTAAATTAGAAGAACTTATTAACACAAAATTTGGTGAAGAACCAGAGGAAGAGGCTTTAGATGAAGTATATTTTGATTTTGAAGACGGTGGAGAAGATGCTTATGATAAACACTTAACAAAAGATTCTGAAGAAGAGGAAGATGAGGAGGGTAACTATAATTTAGATATCACTCATGAATTATCAAATATCAACGAAGCAATTAATACAACCTTAAGTAAATATTTTGAATAAATGTACCTTCTATACATTAATGAACTAGGTCAAGATTATAAAGGACAAAGACAATATGAATTTATCTTTGGTAACGACCCAGACACATTAGTTGAAGAATGGTTTATAATTCCGTCTGCCGGTAGAGCTATACCACCAGAAGTAGAATCAATCGATTTGGTTGGTTTACTTAAGAATTCTGATTTAAAACTTGAATTAGTACAGAATTCTGATTATTTTGGTGTTATCGATGCGGTTGATGGAATTATTGCATTAGGGTGGGAAGCTTTTGATATTGAAGCAGAAGAAAGACCAATAAGGATTTCATTTCATTTTGCTGAAGAATTAGAAAGTGTAACACAGAAATTAGCAACGAAGGGGCTTAGATTAATTAATGAAGAAATTAAATATAAATTAAAATGAAAAGAACAGAAATAATAGAAAAACTTATTAAAGAAGGATTTTCAGAAAAAACATTGGTTAGATTCAATGATAATCAGTTAATGAAATTTGCTGATAAAATGTTAAAAGAGGCTCAAACTGTAACAACAACTAAAACTGTTTATAATAGTAAAGATCCTAAAGATATCGCAGCGTTAAACACGGTATTACAAACTCCAGATGCTTTAAAAGATCAATCAGTTGAAGTCAAAGAAGTTGATGCGGCTAAAGCACCAAAAAAGAAAAAAGGTAAATCTATTCTTAATTTAAAAGACCCTAGTGCATTTGTTGAAAATGTTGTAAGTAAGAAATATCATTCAGTAACAACAAAATCGGAAATTATGGAAATGGTTAAATTAAAAATGAATGGCTCAGTGTCTGAAGATTTATCTGAAAGAAAAATGCCTAAGTTACCTGAATTTTTATCTTTTGATTCTATTGTATCTGCTGGTAAACCAGAAGAAGCTCCAGTTCAACCTGAAGTAATTCCTGACACACCAACAAGAGAGAAACCAAAAAGAGAGGATGACCCAAGAAGAAGACCCTTTAGAAATCCAAATGAAGAGCCGGTTCCAGAGTCAGATCCAAAAGCTAAAATAAAAAAATTACATAGAAATAAAATGTCTATGGCTGCCGAATAAATTTAACTATGAAACTAACAAAAAAATCGTTATTATTGAAGATAAAAGAAAATATTAACGAAATGCCAATGACATTTGATACACCTGATAGCAGGCCAAATCCTGACGTTGAAAGAGATTTGGCTGGTAGAGATCATACATTTAAGAAAGTAAACTTCCCTAAAAATGTTAATGAACCACACTCAAATTTTGAGGAATTATTAGCATCTAAGCGTTATAAGCAAATTGTTGATAACGTTAGAAATAATTTAGGTATGTCATTAGGTGTTGGTGAAGAAAACGCACATACACTAATAAGTACAATGATGCAGACTCAAGGTGAAGTTTCAAGAATTGAATCAAGACATTTGAGAGAGTTGGAAGCGTTAGCTGTTGAGTTGGTTATGAAGGAATTAGGTATTGAAGAGGGTGATATTGTTTATGAAGCAAAAATTGAACAACCATCTAATGAAGGGTTTAAGAACTCTCCTCCAGGTGAAATTGAACCAGAAGAGGTTGAATTAGAAAAGGAACTTGTTGATGAATTAGACGATTTTACATTAGAAAGAGCAAAAAGAAGAATGATAAACGCTATGATGCAAGGTGCATCAACTAGAGGCCACTTTATGTTTCATTATGCCGCAAATAAATTACAAGAAATTACTGGCCAAGGAGAAAGATTAATAGCTATGTATGGGGCCTTAATGTCAGCAGCAGATGCTATGTTATGGCAAGGAAGTAATAGAGGGTTAGGTGTTGGTGGAGGTGGGACACCACCAGTTGGCGGTAAAGAAAAATCTTATCCAAATGAAAAACCACCAAGAGTTGTTGCAACAGCAATTAATTTTCCAATATTAGTTCATGAATTAATTAAAGGAACATACGAAGTTATTGCAGACCTACATAGTCAACCAAAAGATGCTGATGGTAATATAGATAAGGACTTAGCCAGAAGAGTAAAGGATAAGGAAGATAGTAAGAATAAAGAGATTTGGGATTTTAGATTAGGCCCAGCAATATGGGACATTCTTAAAGATTCTTTTCCAGAAGAAACAATTACAGATGAAGATAAGGCTGGAATTCAATTAATTATGTTCCAAACTATTGTTTCTAAACCAGCTAAACAGTTTTTAGTATTCATGAGAGAAGTCCTTTCTAACACTGATACTAGTAAGAGATTAATGAAATCATTATATGATATGATCAATGGTGAAATTAATGATTATGATTATAAAGTAGCAATGGAAGAATTTGACAAACAATTGGATGACATTACCAAGGGAATTGATGATGACGATTTATATGGGGAACTAGGTGGTTTGGGAATAGATAAACCAAGAGATTAATGAGAAATTAAGTTAAAGTGGTCAAATTTGACCACTTTTTTTATATTTATATATATGAGTCAAAAAATAGAACAATTAAAGGAGTATGCTCGTGTAATAAAAGATACTCCATATGCACTTAGAACATATCTTCAAACATTTGATAATACTCAAAAAAAGTTTGTACCACTAGAGTTGTTTCCAGATCAAATACAATTATTAAAAGATTACGAAACATATAATGAAAACATTACTAGAAAATATCGTCAAGCTGGGGTTACAACAGTAACGGCTGCGTGGTTATCAAAAAAACTACAACTAGCCAAGCCAGAGAATCCTGAGAGAGTTTTGATTATTGCTAACAAGCGTGATACCGCTATTGAGATGGCGAATAAGGTTCGTCACTTTTTAGATCAATGGCCAGAGTGGTTAAATGTTGGATTCTCACCAGATAAAAACTCGGAAAGTAGATTTAGATTAAATAATGGATCTGAAGTAAAAGCGGTTGCAACATCTGCGGATGCACTTCGTGGTTTTACTCCAACAATATTAGTGTTTGATGAGGCTGCATATATTGAGGCCGGAGAAGACTTCTGGGCGGCGTCTATGGCTTCTCTATCTACCGGTGGTAAGATTATATTAATATCAACACCAAATGGCTACGATCCAATTTATTACGGTGTTTATGAACAAGCAATTAGGGGTATTAATGATTTTCACATCACTGATTTAAGATGGTTTAAAGATCCTAGATATACTAAAGATTTGGTTTGGATTAAAGTTCCAGATATTGTGCATTATATGTTAAATAGAGAACAATATAATGATGATGAGGTTATTTTAAAAGAATTCGACATAACAAAATACAAAGAATTAATGGATGATGGGTATCAACCTTATTCATCTTGGTTTGAGTCAATGTCCAAAAAATTCAAATATGATAAGAGAAAAATTTCTCAAGAACTTGAATGTGATTTCTTAGGATCTGGTGATAGTGTAATACCAACCGAGACAATGGAAAAAATTGCTAAAACCATGATTAAACAACCAAAAGAAAAATATATGCAAGGATTGCTTTGGCAATGGAAAGAACCTGTTCAGGGGCATAGGTATATTATGGGAGTTGATGTTAGTAGAGGTGATAGTGAGGATTTTTCATCAATCAATATTATTGATTTCGATGAAAGAGAGCAAGTTGTTGAATATGTTGGTAAAATGCCACCAGACGATTTAGCGTCTGTTGCTTATAAATGGGGTATATTATATGATGCGTTTATTGTAATCGATATCACAGGTGGTATGGGTGTTGCAACATCAAGAAAATTGCAAGAAATGAATTATAAGAACTTATTCATTGATGGTATTAATACCAAGAATGTTTGGGAATATAATGCAAAAGCAATGGAAAAAATACCTGGAATTAATTTCAATAATAAAAGAACACAAATTGTTTCAGCATTTGAAGAACAACTCAGACATGATTTTATTGTTAGATCTAATAGGCTTTTAAATGAACTAAACACTTTTGTTTATATAAATGGTAGACCAGATCATATGAAAGGACAACATGATGATTCAATCATGAGTTTAGCTATTGCTTTGTATGCTGGAGAAATATCATTTACACAATTAGTTAGAAACGAACAACAGAATAAGGCTATGCTAGATTCTTGGGTTATGTCAGAAAGAACATATCAGTCACCACAAACAGAAAATTATTCATATGGAACTAGTTTCGATCAGGTTGGTATGATGCAAATTGATAGCTCACCATACGCAAAGAGTAGTTCTAACGGTATACCAGCGAAAGAACAGTACAATCAATATTCCTGGTTATTCGGAACTAATAAAAAGGCTTGATAATTCAATAAAAATTGATTAGATTAATTACAATAGTATTTATATAGTATGGCGAATCAAGATTTGACAGTTTTTCAGAAATTAACTAAGATATTTGGCTTCCAGAATAAGGGAGAACAAAGTCCTCCGTCTTTTAATTTTTCAAGAGAAGAGTTATTAAAGACCGATGATCCCGTTGAATTTGAAAAAGCTAGGTTACAAGCACAACAGTCTCAATATCTTTTTGATAAGTGGGCAAAATTAGATAATTCATTATATAACCAATCAGTATATTATGAACCAAATAGACTATCAGCATATTATGATTATGAGTCTATGGAGTTTACACCTGAGGTGTCAGCAGCATTGGACATTTATGCGGAAGAATCTACAACGGTTTCTGAAAAGGGATATATTTTAAATGTATATTCCGAATCAAAAAGAGTAAAGAACGTTTTAATAGATCTATTTGAAAATAGATTAGATATAAACACTAACCTACAAATGTGGGCTAGAAATGTGTGTAAGTATGGTGACAACTTTGTTTATTTAAAGAGTGATCCAGAAAGAGGTATTGTTGGTTGTCAACAATTACCTAATATTGAAATTGAAAGACTTGAAGGTGCACAATCAAGAACACCAAACGCTGGTGATCTAAAATCTCCAATTCGCGAATTGAGATTCCAATGGAAAAATAAGGATATGGAATTTCAGTCTTGGGAACTTGCACATTTTAGATTATTGGGTGATGATAGAAAGTTACCATATGGTACTTCTATGTTAGATAAGATTAGAAGAATTTGGAAACAACTTTTACTTGCTGAAGATGCTATGTTAATTTATAGAACATCAAGGGCTCCAGAAAGACGTGTATTCAAGATTTTTGTTGGTAATATGGATGATAAGGATATTGAACCATATGTACAACGTGTTGCAAACAAATTTAAAAGAGATCAGGTAGTAGATAGTAGAAATGGCCAAGTAGACATGAGATACAATCAAATGGCTGTTGATCAAGATTATTTTATTCCTGTTCGTGATCCTGCGGCCCCAAGTCCAATTGAAACATTAGCCGGTGCGCAAAACTTAGGTGAGATTGCTGATATTGAATATATTCAAAAGAAATTATTGGCAGCACTTCGTATTCCTAAGGCGTTCTTAGGGTTTGAAGAAGTTGTTGGTGACGGTAAGAATCTTGCTTTAATGGATATTCGTTTTGCAAGAACAATCAATAGAATTCAAAAATCTTTAATACAAGAATTAAATAAAATCGCTTTAATTCACTTATATCTTTTAGGATTAGAGGATGAATTAGAAAACTTTACATTAGGTTTAACAAACCCTTCTTCACAAGCAGATTTATTAAAAATTGAGCAGTGGAAAGAAAAGGTTACATTATATAAAGATGCAACTTCAGATCAATCTCAAGTGGGTATATTACCAGTATCACATACGTGGGCTAAAAAGAATATTCTTGGTATGAGTGATAATGAAGTGTTGTTAGATTTACAACAACAACGTCTTGAAAGAGCTATGGGAGCTGAATTACAAAATACAGCACAGATCATTAAAAGGTCTGGTGTGTTTGATGAGGTTGATAGTAAGTATGGTATTCCGGAAGAAGAAAGAGCGGAAATTGAAGCACAAGCGAACGCTGGCGGTGATGAAGGTGCATTAGGCGGAGGTATGCCACCTAGTCCATCATCAGAACCACCTGGAGAGGCTTCTGAACCATTAAGTGAAAGAAAAAAGTTTAGTAAAATTAGAAGTGTTTTAGGGGAATCACAAGAAAATAATGATTTATTTAATCTTGAAAAGGCACAGAAGAATATTTATGAAATAGAAAATAAATTGAACGACATTATAAACGATTAAAAATGAACAGAATTGGGATTATAAAGAGCAAACTCTTAAAAAAACTAACAGAATCATATGGTTCTAACAATAAATCTGAAATGAAAAACATTTTAAAATCTGTTGTTGAGAATAAGGAGTTCAAGGAGATGTATCTTTTCTACGAGGAAATTGAAAATAAATATTTTGAAGATAAGGAAATAGCTAAATTATATGTTGAAGGTATTGATACCGAAATGGTAAAACAACAAGTTAAAAATTTAAAAACATTCTGTGAATCACTAGATAAGAAGTTAGGGGATATTGAGGTAACAACAAATGAAATATATGAGGCATTAGATCAATTGGGATCTGAAGATTCGTTATCAAACCTTGAAAAGAAAATTGTGGCAAAAAAGAGACTAATTGAACATTTAACAACTAAAAAATCAGTAGAAAACATCTCTGAGAGTAAAACTTACACAGCAAATGAAAATTTGTTACATGCAGTATTGGTAAATAATTTCAATAATCTATACGAAAATACATTATCTAAAGAAGATAAAGAGGCGCTTAAGAATATTTTGGATATAAACGGTGAAGAGTTATTAACTAAAACATCTGAACTAAAAGAAACAATTCTTTCTAAAGTTACAAATATTTTATCAGAATCTAAAGATGCTGATTTGGAAACAAAACTTAAATCAGTTAGAAATGAGGTTACTTCGATGACTCCATCAAAATACAATTATTACAGATTAACACAACTTAAAAATGGTCTTGATTAAATCAGACCATTTTTTAATTTTTCCACATAAACAGCTTTTAATACTTCAGCACGTTTTTTAACAGAGGGTTTTGTAAACGATTGTCTTTCCCTTAGATTTTGAATCTGTTTAGTTTTTTGTACCTTACTTTTGTAAGTTTTAAGAGCAGACTCAATGCTCTTTTCTTTTTTCATATCAATTATAATCATATATTATAAATATTTTCATTTAATCTTTTGGAATATTAAAAAAAAATCCTTATTTTATATCTTATCACCATAATATAATTAAAATTATGAAAAAAATTAATGAAAATCGGAAAATTTATTCCATTAGGCGATCACAAAGATGTAAAAGTTGGCTATGGAACAGTAGATTTTAAAAATCTTAAAACAGTTTATGTAAAAATGAATGCATGGGTAGAACCCAATAATGAAAATGAAGACTTTGACAAAACAATCTCTAAAGCAAGAAAAAAAATGAAAGACTTTATTAGAGAGTATAATTTAGGTGAAAATTTCAAAAAAGAAAGTATTGTTGATTTAGATATTAGGACAAAAGGGATAAAGATGAATAAAAGATCATTTATGAATTTAGAAATCACATTATTTGTAGATAAATTTTTTGATGTTAAGTCTAATTTAGTTAAAAACTTACTTAAAACCTTCACTCACGAGTCAATAGATAGTTGTTTAGCGGATAAAACATTATTCAATTTTAATAAAACTAAGATTTGATTCTATTATCCTTGTATTTATATGATATATTAATATATCATAATGAAAATATTAGGACCTAACGACTCTGGAAGAGGACTACTGATTGAATATGACGCAGGTCACATATCTCCAGAAGAATTAAAAAACAAAAATATAATAACAGAAATACAGAATAAGGATACCGACCAGGATCTTATTCTGTATGCTGTTTTACAAAAATACGATACCCCAAATAAGAACGGTAGGATTTATCCTGAAATGTTACTTAAAAGGGAAAATGAAAAGTATCAACAAATAATGAGCAAGGGTTCCGCCCTTAATGAGCTCAATCATCCGTCATCATCACTTATTGATTTAGATAGAGTTTCCCATACAATCACTGAAACGTGGTGGGATGGTAAAACTTTAATGGGTAAAATAAAAATATTAACATCTCCAGGTTGGAAAAAAATGGGGATTGTTAGTTGTAAAGGTGATCAAGCAGCCATGCTACTTCTAAATGGCGTTACATTAGGTATATCTTCAAGAGGTGTTGGATCATTAAAACAAATAAAGGGACAAAACATTGTACAAGATGATTTTGAATTAGTTTGTTTTGATTTGGTATCATCACCATCAACACCAGGTGCTTACGTTTTTCAAGACATTGCGGATAAAGATAAATTTAACGAAACCGTTGAAGAAAAGTCTACTATAGACGATAGAATGAAGAAATTGATGGGTAACCTTGATACTTTTCTTAAAAGATAACAGTAAAACAATAAAAAAGCATCTATTTTGATATCAAAAAAGAGATTTTTTTAAATATACACATATTTATATAGTAAATCAAACAAAAATAATGAGCGAAAAATCGATTTTAGAACAAGCACTACTTCAGGTAAATACACTTGAAGAAGCAGTAAAGCAAAATGCAAAAGGTATACTTTCTTCAGTAATGAAGCAAGAACTAAACGAATTGCTTAAAGAATCAGAAGAAGAGGAAGAAGTAGCAGATGATGCTATGGATCCTAAAGCAGAGGAAAACGACATGTCAGAGCAGCCAGATTCAGATGATGAAGAAGCTGATGATGAAGATGAAATGCCCTCGATAAATGATGAACCATCAAAAGATATCGATGGTGAAGACGAAGAAGATGAAGACGATATGTTTTCAACTGACGACGAATCACCTGAAATGGAAGACGATGAGTTACCATCTATGGATGATATGGCATCAGATGATGACGATACATTAGACATGACAGGAGCTCCAGATGAGGAGGTTCTAAAGGTGTTTAAAGCAATGTCAGATGAAGATGGTATTATTGTTAAAAAAGATGGTAATAATATTGAACTTACAGATGCTGATGATGAGTACATTATTAAGTTAGACGAATCAGAAGAAGAGGAAGAAGAAATGTCTGAAGACTGGACTGAAGAGGAAGCTAGCGATGATGTTGCGGATGACGAAACCATCTATGAAATTGAGTTAGATGATGAACCAGAAGATGAAGCTGAAATGTCTGAAGAAGATATGCCAGCTGAAGAAGAGGTTGATGAAGCTGCTCGTGCTAAGTGGAACGTACATGGTGGTAAAAGATCTGGTTTAAAAAGCAAAAAAGTTTTTGCAGCCGGTGCTAAAAATGAATCTAAAGCATCAACAAATGCAATTAACGAAGAAGTAGAAAATCTTAAAAAACAAAACAGCGAATATAAAAAAGCGTTGATTATGTTTAAAGATAAACTAAATGAAGTTGCTGTATTTAACGCAAATCTTGCTTATGCAACTAGATTATTCACTGAACATTCAACAACAAAACAAGAGAAATTGAATATTTTGAAGAAATTTGATTCAATTTCAAATATAAAAGAATCTAAAAATCTTTACAATACTATTAAATCAGAATTAGATACTAAAAAACCAGTAACTGAATCTATAGTTAATAAGATTGTTAATACCGCATCAACATCTTCTTCTCAAGAAGTTTTATCTGAGTCAAAAGCTTATGAAGCACCTCAATTTAAGAGAATGAGAGATTTGATGAGTAAAATAAAATAATAAATAAAAAAAACAAAAACCAAATATTTTAAAATGGGAGCATTATTAGAATCAGGTATGGTAGGTAACATCGGTCTTAAGCACCTTCGTGTTATCAAAGAAGATACCATCAAAAAATGGGATGACTTAGGCTTTTTAGAAGGTCTTGACGGTCACCAAAAAGATAACATCGCGCAATTGTATGAAAACCAAGCGTCTTATTTAATCAACGAAGCAGCAGTTTCTGATGCTAGTGGTTCATTCGAGACAGTGGTATTCCCAATTATCCGCCGTGTATTCTCTAAATTATTAGCAAACGATATCGTTTCTGTACAAGCAATGAACTTACCAATTGGTAAATTGTTCTACTTCGTACCTAAAATTCAAGAAAGACAATCAAACTTACACAAATCACCTTATGGTATGCCAGGCAATAGCGACGCATCTACTTTAGGTTATGAAACTGGTACAACAGATCCAAGAAGCTTGTATGATCGTTTTTACGAAGCAAATGATGCAGCTGATGCTGGTATCTATGATTATTCTAAAGGAGCGTTCTCTGCTGTAACTTTAACAGGTTCTTCAGTTGTAACTTTCTCTAACGGAGCAACTACAGATGTAGCTAACGCTGATTTAACTGGTGATACAGTTTCTGATATCATTGTTAAATTCACAGGATTTGCAAAAGATGGTCAAGGTAAATTGATCGGGCCAAATGGTTCTGTAATGGATACTGAAGAATTCTTAGCTTCTGCTGTAGTTAACTACGCAGGTGCAGCAAGAAACTTTAACATTGTTACACAAAAGTATGGTAAAGGTATTGTTGAATATGGTCAAAAATCAACTTCAGCAACATATCCTTCAGGAAGATACCAAGATATTTGTGATGAAGAAGGTACAATTTACGTAAAAGTAGATTTACAATCTTACAGCGCAACTTCAGGTTTCTCTGACTTTACTATTCCTTCAGGTTTCACTTCAAGTGCAGTATCATTAGTTTTCAGAGTTTATGATACATTAGAATTTGAAGATCAAATTGGTGAAGTATCGTTTGATTTAGCTTCAGTAACAGTTTCTGTAACTGAAAGAAAATTAAGAGCTAGCTGGTCTCCAGAATTAGCACAAGACGTTTCTGCTTTCCATAACATCGATGCTGAAGCTGAATTAACAGCTTTATTATCTGAGCAAATCGCTGCTGAGGTTGACCGTGAAATTTTACGTGACCTTAGAAAAGGTGCTGCTTGGACTGCTAAGTGGGATTATAATGAGTGGAAATATGGTGCAACTGGAAACACTCCGTTCATGGGTTACACTCAAAAGGATTGGAACCAAACATTGGTGACTAAAATCAACCAATTGTCAGCTCAAATCCATAAGACTACATTAAGAGGTGGTGCAAACTGGATCGTTGTTTCTTCAGAAGTATCTGCAGTATTCGATGATTTAGAATATTTCCACGTATCTAATGCTGGTCCAGAGCAAGATCAGTACAACATGGGTATCGAGAAAGTAGGTACACTTGCTGGACGTTATCAAGTATACCGTGATCCATACTTACCAGCAGGTAAGATCCTTGTAGGTCACAAAGGTAAGTCACTATTAGACGCAGGTTATATCTACGCTCCATATGTGCCGTTACAGTTAACTCCAACAATGTACAATCCATTTAACATGACACCGATTAAAGGTATCATGACACGTTACGCAAAGAAAATGGTAAACAACCGTTACTTCGCTGTAATCAACGTAAGTGGTTTACAAACGTTCGATATGAATACTTTAAGATAATCTTAAAATTATCATAATAAGAACCCTCACAGAAATGTGGGGGTTTTTTTTGTAATAAAATTAACCTATATTTGTAATAATGGGTGAAAATGTTGATTATAGTAAACTTAGACTAGATGTCCTTGAAAAAATGATATACCAACGAGGTATTGATTGTAAATTGAAGAAGGATGAAATGATAAGAATGCTTAAACTATATGACGAGGGTAAGTATGTGGAGCCAATGTTGGAAACCACCTATGACAAATATGAAAGTGGATTTACTATAGGTATAGATTTAAAAAATCATGCGCAATTGGTACAAATCGGTAAATTGGTCGAAAAAAAAGAAGCTAAGAGATTAAATCGTTATGCTTCTGGTAGGGTCTATTACTGGGGGCCAAATAAGCTCATTTAAGGGGCTTTCTTATCTTTCTCGCGTTCTTCATAGCTAGGCTCAAAATAAGCGCTAATAAGCTCATCAAACTCCCTATAAACATCTGCTTTATTTTCTGGTGTAATCTTTAAAACATATTTATTGGTTCTGGTTATATCTAACATCTCATTTACGTCTGTAGTAACCACATCAGCATCCTTTATTGAATCTTCAGCATAAAAAGAGACACCATCTTCAAATAATTGGGTATCATCATCAAATTCTCTGTATGATTCTTCCCAAGAATCTTCATCTTCAAAATCCGGATCATCATCATTTACCCAATGGTAATCCCCTTGATAATACTCATGTGGAACGTCCTCAATATCAATAATATACGTTTCTTTAGTTTCTTTTTTTCTTACTAGTGCTAATCCATCATATGTAATTAAAACATCATATAACGGTGTTCTATCATCATATGTACTATCAACAAATCCAAAATCATCATTGTATGATTCAAGTAAATTTTTTGCTATATTAACTAAACTAATCATTACCAAGTTTTACATGCCCAATAACGAGGTTTCCAACGTGGGCCAGGATTTGCACAATTATGTCTTGCTCTAAAAGACTTACGTCTTTTGGGGTTATTCTTCTTGATAACCATTCTTTTACCTTTAGCAGATTTACCACCAAAGCCAAAGTTTACTTTAACAACTTTACCCTTATCATTTTTGACATAAACTTTAAACTTCTTAACATCACCTTGCATAATTTTACCTAATTGAACTTTACGCCCTTGGTATTCTGCTTCGTTTAAGATATTATTAAAGACAAAATTGGTATTCTGTACAGAACCATCTTCATCTTCATATATTAATACGGGGGTTTCTTCGTTGTATTCGAATAATCTGTTAAATTGATCTTCAGATATTTGTATGATTTTTCTTTTTTTAATGTTTTCGTCAAACTTTACCATTGTAGGTTTGTTACCTTTACCAACTTTGGGGTCATTCTTTTCTGCTCTTCTTTTTTGTGATGTCATTGCTTTCTTTTCTTTTTTATCATAAGATGAAGCAACTTTTGGGGTTTCTTTAGACACTTTTTTAGAAGGTCTACATTTTGGATAGGATTTTCCATCAGCATCTTTTCTACCGCATGGAGGATGTTTACCGTCTACTTTTTTACTAACATCTACCCATTTTTCCTTAAACCATCTTCTAAGGTCTTCTTGTAAGACTTTTCCTGATTTTAATGACTCTTCGATATATTCTTTATCTTCCTTTGAAACAATAATTTTCATATTATTTACATTTTTTCCATCCACCACCCTTAGCTTTATAATTTTTTGCGGCCCAACCATTCGCATATGCTGAAGGGTAAACGTCAAATTTTCTTTTTGCGGCCGCTTTTGATGCCGCCCATTTTGATGGGTCTGTGGGGCAGTTTTTGCTTTCGTCTATTTCCTCTTCTTCTGAAATTTCTTTAGGTGTAACGCCCCTTTTCTTCATATTAATGGCTATTGCTGAGCGTTGTTTAGCACTAGATGCTTCATTAATATCCCCTTGTTGGTCACCTTCAATTTGCTGCTTAATAAAATTAGCAACTTCTTCAATATCATCTTTTGATGTTGTTATATGATCACCGGCCCATGCGTGGTCCCCGGTAACTAATTGAGGGAACATACTGTGATGTTTATATTTTAGGATTAGTTGAATATCATCCATTATTTGTTGAAGGTTTTGTAAAACCATATATGTCCCTTTTTCGGTAATATGCTCTTCCCCTTCTTTTACAATTTGTTTCAGGTGTTTTCTCACGATTTTATTGATTTCCATGATTATAAATATTTTACTTTTCTGAGACAATCTCAAATTTTATGACATCATTATAGTAAATGTACTCATTATGCTTTTTACCCTTAATTTCCAAGTAGTATTCTCTTGGTATTAAATAAGATGTATCTAACATAAATGAATTCTCATTTGTTTTATCTAACAATGTCCAATCGAAGACATTTACATTTGTTTTACCTTCTCTAATGTATATTCTATAGAAAACCTCGTCAAATAGAACATTTTGAGGGGTGTCAATTGATCTGAATGTAGTGACAATTTTTCTTGTTTCACCACTTTTAATCTTTTCATTTAGTTTTATTCCAAAAAATTGAACAGAGTATCTTTCTAGCTCTTTAATGTTTTCACCAACGCTAAAATTAAATGTATACGGTTTAGGTACAAACTTTTGTATAACAGGATCGATACTCACACCGTCTAGGGTTAATCCTTTCCATTTGTCATGATAAAATCTCTTACCGTCACATAAAACTCCGGTTAAACCAAATATAACCTTGTATACCCCTTTTCTTATTTTAGTTGTTGTTAGGTTTGATAAACCAGAAAGAACCGCACCATTACTATCTGTTATGTCTACGGTTGGTAATGTTGATAAATCATAAAAATTATTACCCTTTGTAACATACAAATATAAATTTTGATTTACTTTTTCAATGAAATTTTGTCGATTATCATATATTGTATCATTAAAATGTGTTTCAACAAAAGGTTCAAAAAAGGTTTGTGTGTACTTGGTAAAAAAAGCAACAGATTGATCAACTTCGGCTTCAATATCTTGATATAAGACGGCAAATGCTAATCCTAAACCATGATTAGTATTACCGGAAACAATAATACCGTTTACGTAATTTGTTATGTCGGCAGACAAATCCTCGTTTCCATTATCAAAATGAATAGTTTTAATTATAGTTGGGTTGTCATTATATATCCCTTCATTAGCCCATGCGTCTAGGGTTGTTCTATTAAACCAATTTGATGGTCTTTCATCAAAGGTATTATTACCATCTGTAAAGTCAAAAACCTGATCTTCATAGTCGAAACCAATACCCTCATCCCAGAACTCTGATATTTTAAATATGATTAAATCAAATGAAGTTGTTCTATCTCTACCCCTACCATTTTTTTGCCTAAGTAGAGACTCGTCTCCAAAAATTGTGTTTGTAAGATGTAGCGTATGTGTTGTACTATCATTAATGACAAATTCACCAGAATTTACTTTATTTTTTAATTCTGTAAAATCAACTTTGAATATGAATTTGGAGAAGGTAGAACCATATATTAGTTCTGTATTAGGGTTCTTGGAGGTGTTAACCTGAGAATCCTTTAAAATGGTGTTGTTTTTCTCGAAGTAAGAGCGAAAATATGACATCTTTTTATTTAATAAATATCAAATTAATTTATTCTAATCGAAGAATTAATCATATCTATCTTGGCACGCTCAATTAATCGCTTTAAACTGTCTGTAGTCGCTTTAAAATACTTTGGTGGGGTAATTATACCGTGAGTATGATTTAGTAAAATAAGGGTGATTAACTCTAGAATTTCAATTAGTTTTTCACCTCTAACAGACGAAAAGGTATTTGGTAAAATTCTCATTAAATAATCTTCCTGTGTATACTCGTATTTGTCTAATGAACCAATATCTATGTTTTTACCATCAACCCCACTACTTGTTGTTGATATTTGTAAAATATGGTCAGCAGTGATGGCCGCAAATGTTTGATCTAGATCACTTGTTTTTTTAAGAACCGGAACTTCCTTTTTTTTAGTAATTAGAGGCACTTCAGCAGATGTTCTACTGTAAATTAAACCATTACCACCCGATTTGTTAATATAATATACGTTTGATAAAAACTCAGCAGAACCAAGTTGCCCTCTTAAATCATTTTGTGGCCTAAAATAAAAAGGGTGTGCAGGGATATCTAAAAGTGATGCATCAATAATAATTAAATTTTCTCTGTCAACTCTAGAAATAAAATCTCTCACAAGAATATATGCTTCCTGGTTTTTATTAGGTGATTCTAGTGTTTGTGTATCCTCATATATTAATTCGGCAGTATTTACTAAATCAAGTTCTGTGTTTAAGCCAAAAACATCTGTTTTATATTTTTCACCAAAACTTTTGTTTATTCTGTAAATGTATAATGTTAATTCAGTGGGTTGTAACACATTATCCAATTTATACTCAATAACGTGTTTTATATCTGTTCTACCCACAACATTATCGACAATTATTTCTTTATCTACTCTTAATGTTTCTGGAAATTTCTTTAAACTTATTTTAGCTTGTTTTTTAGAATAAATTGGGTATTTAGAAAGTTCAGTTTTAAATTTTGGATTTGTGGCTAATTTATCAACTAGTTTTCCGGCTCTAAGTTGTACACCATGTTCTGTTAGTATAAGGTCTGATCCGTAATTTCCAATAAGTCCGATATCATTCAATTTTGGTAAACTACCAACCGATTCAGCCCTAATAAATCCATCATCAAAAGATTTTTTATCACCATTAAAAGATTTAATTGCTGGTGACTTCTCGGCTCTTTTTGAATAAGTTGTTTCTGTTAATTGTGATAACTCATTTTGATAGGAATAATCAAATGTTGTTGTAAATGGACCAGGAATATATTCTTGATTTTGTAGGTCTTTTTCATTATCATATCTAATTAATTTAACAGCTTGTTCTTTCTGTGGAATGATATTAAGATGTGTTGGTAGAAACGGAGAATAAACAAAAGGATCGTCTTTACTCCATTGCTCCCATTTAATAATCGAATTTGATCTATCAGATTCTGTTTCAGAAATGTCTCTAATTCTAATTCTACCTATACCTCTCGGATCTTTGTTATCAACACAAATACCAATATTTATTATTTTCATTTATATCTCTTATTTAATTCGCCATTAATGTTATTATATAATACTTCGATCGATTCTAATTGTCTTGTCAATTCAATAATAATTTCTTTTGTTTTATCAAATTCACCAATTAAAAAATCTCTAGCTTCAACTAGATCTTTGTTTCCAGTATTAACAACATCATTACCGATTTCTATAACTTTATTCAATTCCATATTATGTTAATTTACCATGTGCTTTTAATAATCCTGGTGGTATAACTGCAACGCCACCTAATGGTGCAACTGGGATCTGAGCATAATCTAAACTCACCTGAACAAATGAGTTTTCATCCATTTCTTTCTGATTACCCTTCACGATTGAGGATATGAAAGCAACAACATTGTTATCTTGTCCATATAAGTCACCTGTGGTTATTCCATTTGATTCTAAAAATTCGCCAATATTCATAATCGCTCTATCCTCACTATATCCTGGAAGTTTTTTTGATAATTGTAATAATAAACCAGGTATTTTTTGAGACACTCCAACTTTTAATAAATTTAATAGTTGTAGAATAGCGTTATAAAAATCTTCACATGAAGCAATTCCAATAAAAGGTATTAATGAAGTTAAAATATTAATTAACGACGTTAATATTGTTAAGTATCTTTTTTTCGAATTCTTTAATATTCTTTTTGCTAAGTCTTTTAAAATAAGTGCTAATTGTGGTTTAACTTTTAACCAAAAAATTGTTAAAAACTTATTGAAAACGTCTTTAATAATACTATAAATCATTTTTGTTAAGTTCTTCATTATTGTTGCAATCGTTGTGACAGCATTCATTGCTGCAGATTTTAAAATTTTCCACAGAACAACAATAGGAAAAAACATTTTCGCCGAAAATAAAGATGATATTAATGCTTTAGGTAAATTAGTTAATGCATTAAAATCTAGATTTGCGGCAAACTGTGGAAACGGTATTGATAAATTTTTACTTGCAGCGTCTTTTGCTACCTTTGATAATGCACTATTGTATAAATCGGTAATATCGGTTTTGGTTGTAGAAAAAAACGCAAACTCTTCAACAATTCCTTGATTTACTGGTATCGTAAAATTATTACAATCTGTGAATCTTAACACCTTTTGATATCTCAAATTTTCATCATCAATATCAATTCCTTCAACATCATCAAAGTTAAAAAATGAACCAAAATCAACATCATTCTCATTAAATTGATCTACGGCATTTTGTTTTAATGATGTGTTTTGTGGTGAGCCACAAACCGCGCATATTTTATTAATTACTCTGGTTAATTTATTTAGATTAACATCATAACTACCATTAGTTACATTAATTCCTCCAGCTGGTATCAACATGGAAAAACTATTTTTTAAAACATCCGAAATTTTTGGAAATTCTATAGTCTCATAATATTTTGTTATAAACTGATCAATTGTTGTACCAGCACCTTGAAGCCCCTCTATTTTATATTTTTGGATGGCACTATCCCACTCTATTGAAAATAATTGTGTTTCATCTATTGATTGAAATATATATGATCCTCCGCTAAACTTTTCATAAAATATTTTATTCATTTTTATTTTATCACCATTAGGTTGTACACCCTCATATATGATTTTACCTAATCCCGTTTGCGGATCGGTTTGTAACATTTCTAAATAATCAAATTCTTTGGGAGATATTGTCAATCCACTAACTGGCATTAGTGTTGTGGTACCACAATTCATATCACTATCACTAGCAAAAAATAACTTTCTGACATTATCTAAGAAAATGGGTTTAATCGACTCGGTTGTTTCTTTTACAGACTCCCTAGTTATTCTTCTAAGCATACTTTCACCATCTTTCTGTTTGACTGGAAGTATTTTTTGGAGGTCTTTAGTTATTTTTTCAAATATGTTTTCAACGTTTGGTATCTTTTTTTTTGCTATATCAGCATAACTCTCTAACGTACTACCAACTTGACCTTGTAAGTTTTCTAAAGTATCGTCATATTTTTTTAATAGATCATCAACATCCTTTTTTCTATCACTAGCTTGTTGGATGATTTTAAACTTGGATTTAATTTCCCTTTGTTTATTTTTAAGATCTATCATTATAGTTCATATTTTTGACCTTTATCATTATCGTTGTCTCCAACTAATTTTTCAAGTAATTCTCTATCCTCATCAGTAAGTGTCATTTTGCCTCCTGAGAACTTATCTGTAGATCCTCCACCCTTTTGAATAAGGGTATTCTGGATCTTAACTAACGATAATTTCTTTTCGGTACATTCGTTTAGGATCTTTTGCTGTTCTTTAATTACTGGCCCAATAACGGACATGTCTTCAGATTCCTTCATAAAAGAAAGCATCTTTTTCATAATCAGTGTGGCAGTATTTTTTTGCTCTACAATATCATGGTAGATTTCCTGCATCAGTGCTAGCGCAGAATCTGTATCTATCGCTAAATTTTTCTTTGGTGGTCTCATAATAATAAATAGGGTTTACTCTAAAAATCTACCTAAAACACCATCATATAATAATTTATATCTTTTAAGTGATATTCTAATTTCCTTAGTTGATAGGGATGTCATTTCTCTTAAAGACAAAAGAATTAAATTCTTGTTAAACTTATTACCGTCACCTATTTGAAAAATCTGGTCAAAGTTGCTAAAAATCTCTAGAAGGGCATAACCCAATTTTTTTTCATTATCAGTTAGATCTTCTTTTTCAATAAAATCCTCTAATTTGTTAGTTAAATTAATTATAACCGTTGTATAATCAATATGGTACTCATCTATAGTATACGAAAACTCAACTCTACTTTCTATGTCTTCAGATATATCTTCGTATGAAATACTTCTATTTTGTTCTTTAGTGTCTTTTTGAATCGCACCCATTAAGTAGTTCTTACATATGGTTCCAAAATAAGAATACGCCTTATGGTTTTTTGTGTGATCAAATTTATTAATTTTTGTTATAAGAAAGGACATTGTATCGGTGTGTAAGTCTTCAAAATCCATATCTTTTCTGTATAGTTTGTATCTTCTTATGATACTTTCAACCATAATAACTAGGGGTTCTCGTAAATATTCATTGAATATCTTATTTCTTTCTGCCTCATCAATACTGTCTAGGTACATGACTACCGCCTTTTCTTGATCCTCCCCAAAATAAACTTTTTGGGTTCTTTTTCTTGGCATTAATTTCCATTATAATTTACTTCTCGTTTATTGGTAAAGAAAAATTCTTTTTTTGCTGTTTCCACCCAGAATTTGGCTTCGTTTTCTGCTAGCTTTGTTTTTTCATCATTTTTATATAACCAGAATAAGGAGTCTTCTCTTAAATTAACATGTCTGTATCCAATTCTAGGAACAACCATAATTTTTGCCCCATTATGTGTAAGTCTTAATAAAAATTCATAACCAAAGGTTAATTTAACATTCTCTTTAAACCCACCATTTTCTTTAACAACCTTTGTTTTATATAAACCACCACTGATTTGATAACTTTGATATTCAAGTAAAACTTCGTTATCGATCATACCTTGTTTTTCCGAAAACCCATATGCCCAAACAGACTCATTTGTGAAGTTTGTAAAATTACCCTCCTCATCAACATCTTTGACGATCGGTAAAAAAACATCGACATCCGCATTTTCTTTGATATGTTGATTAATAGACTTTAACCATATTTTTTGATATTCGTCATCAACTTCTAAAATTGAAAACCAATCTGTTTTACAATTATCAATCCCCTCATTTACTTGAGAACAAAAATCCGTATTTTTAGTATGGTATTTGTATTCAATCTCTAGTTTTTTACCTAAGTCAACCGCTTCTAGGGTGCTTTTTAATGTTGTAGGCGCAACGATCATTAATTTAACATCGTTGTAAAATTCTTTTGCTGATTCTACAGCGTTTTGTAACATTAAATTATAATCATCATCTAGTTTGTGAACCGGTAAGATTATTGTTATATTTTTCATACTGCTTCTTCTTGTTTTAATTTTTCTAATCCTTTTAAAATCGTTTCTTTTCTTTTAGAATTAAATGATTCAAAAATGTTAATGGTGTTGTTTTTTGTTATTTCTTTGTTATATGGTAATAAGGTTTCTTGCATTTTTTGTTTTACATCATCATTGATTTCAACACCCTCTAACCAAGCTAAACAATATGTGCCCAGTAATTCAATAAGTTTACTTTCATCATATGTCCACATACCATTTTCAGATAACCAATCAGGTTCTGTCATAGGTATTTTACCAATAATTGGTACACCCGTTTTCATTGACTCTAATGGAAAGGTTCCAAATGTACTATCATCATCTAACCACAATGAAACAAAACATTCTTTTAACCCTTCAGCAAATTCTGAATTTGACATTTGAACCATATCTCTAAACGTGACCCATCTTAGTTGTGGATATTTTAAATAGAATTCAGATATTAGTTTTCTGTGTTTAACCCTATCTCTACAACTAATAGCAATAAAAGGTTTTGACGGAGACGTGGGCACGCTAAAATGATCCTCAATAACAGGAGGAATAATAAAGACTAAAGATTCTGGAAAGTATTCTAAAATATATTTTTTAGCTGCTTCTGTTGTTGTGATAACTTTATCAAACCCAAAATCACTAAATCTACTTCCAATAGATAATGTGTCAAACATATATTCTTTTTGTTGAACTAGCATTATTTTAGTACATCTAACATTCGCTAATTGTTGTAAAACGTTAGCATAACTTTCTGGTACAACAAGAATATCGTCAATACTCATTTCTACCTTATCTTCCTTAATTGATACTACTGGTATTTCTTTATAAGAATCTCCAAGCCACGCTGATACTCCACCATACTTTGAGTCTTCGACAAGTACTTTTGAATTCATACCCGCTTGTTTCAGATATAATGCCATATCATAGATATGTTTAACAGAAGCCCTAGCATTACCTTTAGTGTCATAACACAAAAAATAAATCGCATTTTCTTTGGATTCAATTCTGGTTAGAGCGTCTTCTAATTTTTCGATGTTTTTTAATTTTTCACTCATTTTTTTATATTTCTTCGTTTATTATTCCGTATTGTATTAGGGTATTAAAAGCAAGATTAAATGACAATGATCCGGAGCCATTTTTTAAAGAAGACAGTATAACATCTTCTCCCTCATCTTCAAATTCATTTAATACTCGATCTAACATCATTTTTATTAACTCATATTTAAAAACGTTTATTTCAATAACGTCTTTACCATCCTCGTCACTTATTGTCCCACCTGTTCTACATTTTTCAACGATTCCGTCGATATCAATGTAATAATCTTTTCCGTTAAAATTATGCATCTAATTGTTTTTGTTCGTCTTTATTGAATATAATATTGTTTTGATTATCAATATTAATATCACTTAATTTATTGATTTTTTTCTCGTAAGTAAAGAAATTGTTATAGGTTGTTTCAAATAGTATAAATTCTTTATTATCTGGTTTTAAATCTAAAATTCTTTTAGAATCAGATATCCACACATCAGCTTTACCCCATTCTTCACTAATATTTTCACTTAAAATAAATTTAATATTATTTGGCATAAACCCACTTCTAGCTAAGAAAAATAATGTTGCTGGTTTTGCTTTAGCATACTCATCCAAACCGACTAAATAAACATCATGATCTTTATAATCAAAGACAAATTTATTAAATTCGTTATAGACGTTAATATAACTAACTGGAGAGTGGCCATAGAGTTCCATTGGATATTCTATGTATTGAAAGTGATCGCTTTGTTCTTTAGATTGAAAAGCAAAATGATCTGTCAGGTTTAAATTAGTAATTGGTTCGGTAATTTTATAATCAAAAGTATCTGTTGATCCTTCCTCTTCATCAACATTTATGTAAGCATTTTCATAATGATAATGAAACCTGTTTACAAAATTACGTAAAACCCCATCGATTGAAATATAGATATTCATATTCCAAAAGATAGGGTTTATTTTAAAAAAAGTAAATGAGTAATTACTCGTATCTATTTAATATTTCACCAATAATTGGGTTTCTAACAATATCCTCATGTCCAAATTCGAAAACACCAATTCCTCTAACACCATCTAATCTTTTTTTGGCATCATATAATCCTGATTTCGTTTTATCTTTATATTTGTCAGATTGTTCTAGATCTCCAGATAAGAAAAATTTAGAATTAAATCCAATACGCGTTAATAGTAGCTTTATTTGAGATGGTGTAGCGTTCTGAGCTTCTTCAAAAACCAGAATTGTATTATCAACATTCCATCCTCTCATATATGCTAATGCAGCAACTTCGATATACCCCTCATCTTTCAATTGTTCTCTCGCTTCTTTACCTATTATTTTATTTAGTAAATAATATGATGGATAAATGTAGGGATCTAATTTTTCTTCTAATCCACCAGGTAAGGAACCTAATTTCTCTTCAGCCTCAACAGCGGGTCTAACTATGATAATTTTTTCAAATTTATTATCATCATCATGTAATAAGTCTACCGCCCTTTTCATTGCAATATATGATTTACCGACTCCGGCTGGCCCAAAACATAATGTTATTTGGTTTTCGCCTAAAATCTCCCAATATTTTTCTTGATTTTTGGTAAGGAACTTTTCTTTTGGTTTTTTGATGATTTCTCTAATTCTCTGCTTATGTGGTATTTTCTTCTCTTCTACTAGTCCTGGTTTTGTTTTCGACTTAATCAAGTTGTTTGAGTTTTAATTTACGATTATTGTCACACTTATAAATATCACTTAATTCCACTAGAATTAAATCCGCCATCACCTCTTAAGGTTTCATTAATCACCTCTGTTTTAGCTAAAATAATCTTACCTTCACCGAACACTGGCATAATTACCGCTTGAGCGATTCTGTCACCTTTTTGTATTGTAAACGGCTCTTCCCCTAGATTAATTAACGGAATCTTAACCTCACCTCTATAATGACTATCAACCGTTCCTGGGCTATTTAAAACAGTAATACCATTTTTTATGGCTAAACCACTTCTTGGTCTAACTTGTATTTCTGTACCTTTTTCTAATTCAAAATATAACCCAGTTGGAACTAAAACTCTTTTTAATGGATTTAAAACGATTGGTTCATCAATATCTGCTCTAAGATCAAATCCACTATCACCCTCATACGCAAATTTGGGATCTTCATTAGTCGATTTATTTATATATTTAACCGAAAGTTTTGAATATTCCTCTTTCTGTGCATTATAAATTTCACTATTTAAATCATCCAATGTTAAATTTATTTGCTTGGCTAATTCTTCATCAATTGTATCATCAGTTTCATCTACCGATAATAGTTTTTCATACTCTTTTAATTTATCTAGAATTTCCTGAAAATTACCTTGTTCCATATTTTTCTTCTATTAATGCTAATTCAAATCCGTGTTTCATTACCTGGCTTAAAATCAATGAATGCCATTTGGCCATTTTATCATCAGAATCTTTATCTATGTTTATAATGGCTTGGTATTCATCTTCTTCTAACGAACAACCATATTTGGTTGCATAGTAAGCACTTCTTTCTCCAACTTTAAGAGCTGTCATCCCTTCTGAATTATAAACGTACATTTTACCTAAATTGGTTCTATGCCATTCACTATCATTCATTTTAAAAAGAAACACTTTACCTATTTGAGAAAGAAAAACGGTTTTTATTATTTTTTCTTTATTTAATTTTATTTTTTCTGGTAGAATATCGTTTATGTTTAATGAGTACTTACAAACCTTCATTAAATGATCTAATAGACCTCCAGGATAGCAACCATATAAATCTAAAGAAGGAGAAGCTGGGGCATGATAAAAATCACTCCCCAGAAACTCCTCTAACTCTTTTGTAAAAATATTATACCTTAAGTTAGTTTCTTGAAATTTTTCTTTATTTTTTTCAATCCTATCCTTAGATAACATATTTTATTTGTAATATTCTGGTGTGTTTTTTTCATCAATCACACACTCAATTTGCATCTTAGAGACGCTTAGGCTCTCACTACCTCTGATATCACCAGATCGATACTTGGCAGCAACGATAGTTGCTTCTTCCACAGAGTTAGCTTGCAACACATACTTAACTTTTTTAATTCTTGGGTTACCCTCTCGGTCCGTTTGTTCGGTTTCGTAACCAATTGTAATTAGATAATACATAATTTTTATATTTTATTGTTCGTTACTAATATAGATGATTTAATTTATAAAAACAAAAAAAGTAACAATTATTTGGTGGTAATTAATTTTAAAAACTCAACCCTATCATCACACACCTTTTTTAACGAGTAATTAACCTTAACGGTTTCATATAGTCTGTTACCTAAGTCTTGAACTAAGTTAGGATTGTTGATTAACCTTTTCATATGTTTAGCCCAATCTTTATGGTTTTTTCTAGGTGAAACCACAAGCGCGTTACCTTTATCGTTGAATACACCATTGTCAACCGCTGACACTAAATCTATTGTATATGGATTAGTTTCACTTGCGATTATTGCTTTTTTATGAAATCCGGCTTCAATAACTTTTAATTGAGATTTGCATGAATTAAAGAATGATTCAACAAGCGGTGCTAATGACACATCAAAATAGTTGTAGTTCATAGCATACTTGCTAACCTCTTGTGTCCATCTTCTAACATAAGGAACATCCATTGATTCGTAATCTATTTGTTTAAATGATGTTAAGTGATTCTTATAGTTCTCATCTAATACTTTATATGAGTTTGTAAAAATACTCTCATATTTGCTCCAAACCGTTTCGTGTGGCATGATTGGTCTTTGTCTTTGTTGACCAGTTGATTTGTCTATTTCTGTGACGCTTCCTCTAATATCAAAACCGCATAAAACAAACTGTGTTTTATTTAAATCGCTGCTTTGTACACTTTCAATTCCAGATTTTAATAATTCAATGTCATGTAAGTGGGATGATCCACCTAACCAGCCAAATCTTAGTCTATCGGATTGAATTGGATTTGGTTTAAATTGTGGTTCGTTTTCATCAACCGCATTTGGGAAAACAAAAATATTTTTTGTTAGGTTTAATCTTTTTTTGATTTCATTAGCAAAAAATGGTGTTGTACACGTGATGTAGTCAACTAGCTTTAATAGTTCAGCCTTTTTTTCACCAACTTTAGCAAGTCTTATTTGTTCATATAGTGGGTGTCTTTGATCAACGGTCCAAAAGTCATCAATATCCATTACTGTTTTAATTCCTTTGGCTTTTAACCACTTAACTCTTTCTACGTTTCTTTCGTGATTAACCTGATGAATGAAGCTATGAAAAATGACAACATCGTAATTATCGAAAACAGCATCGTTGTCTTCTAAGTTCATAACAATATCAACATGGATATCATTATTAAAATTGTTACCAATAAATTTAAATGGATCTAATATCCTGTATTTTCCAACTCCGTGAGCGTCTGATGGAATGGCTAAAACTCTTACTTTTGACATATATTAATATTATATGTCTAGTATAAGGGATTAAAAAATAAAAGTAAATTACTTCGCTTTATTTACACCAGTGATTTTACCCTTAAAAATAGAATCACCAACCTTTAACACCAAATTTTCATTAATTGATGCAGTTGTAGATGCACTAAGGATTTGATTTAATTTTTCATCCATCACTTTGCGAACTGTGTTTTCAATAAGAACTGCGATTGCGTTCATATCAATATTACCAGCTGTAGTTGTACTTTGGGCTTGTCTTTGCTGTGGTTGTGTTTTTTTAGAAGGGACACCTTCTTGTTCCATTAGTCTCTTTGCCCCTTTTATAAAATCCATGTCCAATGTTTCATTTAATGAAATTTGTGGCATTTGTTGTATTGGGCTCTCCCTCATAGCTTTTTTGATTGCATCGGGTAATTTAGAGTTTTCTATTTTATCAAAATTAACCGAAGCTGATACATTTCTTGTCTCGGATAATGGCGGCATATTATTTGTATGAATATATTCTTCTGGATCATTCATTAATACTTGCTCATTAACGTGACCTCTCTCGAAATTACCTGTATCTACTTTATTCATTATCTTTTTTGCTTGCGCCAATTTTTGCATCAAATCGTTTGAACTAATTGGGCCGGTATTTAATTGTGTCATATTAATAAATATATTCTAATTATAACCAAAAATAAAGTTAAAAATACGAAATAAGTTTTTTAACTCTATGAACAAAAGATTCACTTAGATCATATCGATTTTCATCTTCCGGACTTTTGTTTGGTTTTTCAGTTTTTTTAGGTTCTGGTAGTTTAGTTTTATCTGTAGATTGATTTGGTTCGTTTGGTTTTTTAGTTGGTTTTTTAGTTGGCTCTGGTATATTAATTTCTGGTTCTTTTTTAATGGCTCTATTAGCACTTAAAAATTTCTGAACATTAACATTTTTCATGTCTACACCAGATTGTGCAATTTGATTAACCAAATCGTCGATTTTAATTGTTAATTCTTTTTTCTTTCCCGTCAGATCTTTTAATATGTTTAAAAGAGGTTCTGCTTCAGGAGTATCTTTAACTTGTTTGTATTTTTCGTTTGTTGATTTTAAATCAGAAACAACCTTTGCCAAATCATTTTGTGCTGTTGTCATTTCTTTATCAAAATTTCTGGTCGTTTTTGTTACTCCAGGTTTTTTTGTTGGTTTTACTGGTTCAGCTTTAGGTGCAACAACTTTTGGTTCTGGTTTTACTTTTGGTTCTTTTGGTTTAGCTGAGAAATCAGTACTAACATATGTTACACTCATTGACTTGTCATCACCACCCCCGTTAAATTTTTCTCTAGGGGTATCGAAAGTTTCGTCTTTTAAAACGTTAACATTATTAATTCTCGCAACTAAAAATGTTCTCCAACCATAATTTGCTTTTTCGTTTCCAACATTACTAGGTGTTCCTCTTTTTGATACCGACGGATTATCGATCCACGCTCTAACAACAAGTCTACCTTTTTTATTTAATCCTAATGCAACAGGCTCCGCTTTTACTCGATAACCAGCTCTTACACTTGTTTTTTTAGGTTTTCTTGGCCCAGTATAGAAAAAACTAATAGGATGCCTATTTGTAATAGCATCCACTAAAGGTTTATTTTTAGTTGTTTTAAGAACAAGATCATTTTGTTCTTCTAGTATATCAATATAGTATTCGTTTAATGTCATATTAAAAATCTGGATAACCTTTTGTTGCACCAAATTTATTTCTAGCTACACTATCATTTCTTAAATTAATATCAGTTAATGATCCAATAGATCCATTATTTTCACCTTTTCCTTTTTCATCACCATCTGATAATGCATTAGGATTTGTACTATTATAACCATTTTGATTATTATATGGGTTTCTATTTAAGCTTTCAGTTCTCGTTTTTATGTCAGTTAATGACCCAATACTATTACTATTCTCACCTTTTCCCTTCTCATCACCATCTGATAATGCATTAGGGTTAGTTACACCATAACCTTTGTTTTGAAAATATGTATTTTTAGCCATTAGCTCATTTCTCGTTAGTATATCAACAGAAGAACCAATGGTACCATTTTCACCTTTTCCCTTTTCATCGCCATCTGACAATGCATTAGGATTATTTGAATTATACTCATTATTTGGAGAATAAGGATTTTTAAGTAAATTATTAACCCTAGTTTGAATATCTAAAGATGAACCAATTGTTGCTGTTTCGCCTTTACCTTTTTCATCCCCATTTGATAGTGCATTTTCATGTGTTATACCATAACCATTTTTTTCAAGATATGAATTTCTTGTTAAGTGTGCCTGTCTTTCTTTCTCAGCAATAATTTCTAATTGTGTTGCCATATTTACATTAATTTTTTAATTCTTTTAATTTGCTCAAATAAACCGTTCTGTTTTAGTGAGGAAACTGAATTTTCTTCTGAATTTGATTTTAATAAATCAACAGACATTTTATTACTGTGTTTTCTCTCTCCTTCTTTTCTAAATGGATTTTTTCTCAACCCATTCATTCCAGTATTATTATTAATATTATGTGATGCGAGTTTTTTTGATCTAACCAATTGTCTCTCACCATCTAAAAAAGTATTAGACCATTTTTCCATTACCTCACCACCATATAAATTATATCTAATTTGTTCGGTGTTTTTATCAAGATTCTTGATATCGTGAATAATTCTTTTTAATTGCCCGTATGTAACTTTTTTATCGTTAATCAATTTTTTAGCCCTATCTATTCCAATCACATTTGGATCTTGGATAGTAGAAAGTGTTGAATTAATTTTATTTAATACTTCCTCTGGAACATCATAAACGTTATTTTTTAATTGACTATTCACCTTTTAGACGTTTTACTATTTTATCAACCGGAATATTATTTTTTATTAAACTTTTTTTAAGTGAATCAATTTGTTTTAATATTAATGGATTAACGGTTTGTTCATCTTCTTTTTCTAAAACATCCGAATCTTGAGATTTTTTAACTAAAACACTTTCTATATAATCC